ACGCAAAGCAACTAATTCTTGCTCAAACAAGTTAACTGGCGTACCGTCTTCGTTGGTAAGAGTTGAAAGTTGAGCGTCTTCAGAGATTTTGAACGAGATGTTGTATGGGATTCCGTAGAACATGTAGTTAAAGTCACCTGCATACAGTTCACCTTTTGCCAAAGCTTTCAAATCTACTACTGGCAACCCATCAATAGTGTTGGCTGCACGATCGTAAATGAATTCAACATTCGTGCCAACTGTTTGGGCAGCAGAGCGAAGTTCTGTACGGTTTTTTCGGTTAGAGATAAATGCGTTCGGCTCAAATTCGTTTTCGCTGAGTGCATCTTCTAATGCCAAGATATTATCGTAAGTAAGAGGTCCATTGATCACGTTATCAGCCGCAATAACAGATTCTTCTAAAGATTGTGGAAAAGGATTGTCTGTATTCAACAACGCAGCAGCATCAAATTTTTTGTAGAAAGCTTCTGCAATCTTAGGCTGCATAACAGTGAAAAAGTCTGACATTTTGTAGTGCAAGTATTCCCGAGAAACTGGAATAATAACGCCGAGTTTTTTAGCGACCATAGTTGCTTGCAACCATTTAGGTTTAGATGTTTTGATCTTTTCACCTTCACCAACCCAGTATGCGCCAGGACCTTCAGCAAAGTATTCGAATTTCTTTTCTTTGTCCGTCATTTCTTCATACTTGGCCAACTGCATGATCTTAGAATTTTCCATGACTTCATTAACAATAAGCGTGTTGTACTTGTCAGGGATTTTTCCTTCTTTTGTTTCGTAAACTGTCACATTATCTGGATTCCAAGTCTGAGCAAAGTATTGCAAATTCATATTCATTAATCGTTTGTTTTTCATTTAGTATTTCCTCCTATTTAATGATTCTGTTTTTAGCAGCCAATTCAGCCACAGTTTGTTTAGTGTTCTTATCAGCAGAAAACTGTCCGCCTTCACCCGGCGTTGATTGACGAGCATTTTCTTTTTTGATCTGAGATGCAAAGTTAGTAATAACTGCAACAGCCTTTTTAGTATCTTCTGCATCTTCTGAAACAATCAATCCTAGCAGTTCATCATCTTGTGGCAATCCTGCGCCTGAGAGCATTTTAGAAGCTTCTGACTTCATTTCGTTTAAAGTCTGTCCACGTTTCAGTTCAGCGATTTCGGCTTCTTTTTGCTCCAATTCATGTTGCAGTTTTTCTTCCGCATTCATTTTTGCGAGCTTCTTAGCTTCTTCTTTTTTCGCTTCTGCTTCTTGTTCCCAACTTGCGCGAGCCTTTTTAGTTTCAGCAGCAACAATTTTCGCTAATTCGTCACGAGAAAATGTTTTGCCAGTTTCTTCCTTCTTTGTTTCATCTGTGGTGGTTTCAGTTGTTTCAGTCGACGTCGTTTCTTGAGAACCGCCATCTTGTTCAGCAAAAAATTGAAGTTTCATAGGCATTAATAAACGTTTTTTCATGATTATTCCTCCACGGTTACGCCGCTACCCGATAATTTAACTAGTTACGCCAGTCAATCGGTACAGCTTTCTCTTTAGTGCCTGTAAGCAGTAAGAAGGCATAATAAAAAGCCGTTAGCGAATGGGCTAGCGACTTAATTACAAATAATAAACAATGGGTTCTTCTTGATCTTCATAAAATCTCAATCCATCATGAATGCCATCGTTCTGAAGTTCTTTTTCAAGTACTTCATCTGGAAGTTTATTGAGAAACTCTTTAAGTTCCTTAAGTGATTTGAATTCTATATCAATATCAATTTTTGGTTCCAACTTGCGTTCCTCCTTAACTCGTTTCAACGTCTTTGTTATAGTGTCTAAACCATTAAATATAGTTGACAATATTTTTTTATTCTATATACTATCTGCCAAAGGAGGGATAGCAATGAATGAAAAAGTGATTGAACTGTTGATTTCAATGAACGAAAAGCTTGATTTAATCGTAAACAGTCTTAATGAAATCGAAAGTGACTCTGAAATGACAAGAATCATCGTTGGTAACAGCGTTGAAACCTTGGAAGCGATTCAAGAGAACGTTGTTACGATTAAGCATTCAACATCTGATTGAAGTAGTCTTATTAACTGAAGCACTAAAAAAAGCCGTTAGTTCTATGCTATCGGCTTTTGTATTTTCTATTTGGCTTGTATGTTTTTTTAGGCTCCTTAAATTGATATGTTTCTTGGATATCGTCTAATCCGTTAATGATTCCATAGAATTTCAAAGTGACTTCGGATATATTATCAATACTTGATTTGATGTCAACATCCGTTAAACCGTTAATCTTTACGCCGTCAACGAATAAACCATTGTTGATTGAAACTTTATTTAGTTTTGACAAGATTATAACCCTCTTTCTTTAAGCGACTTCTAAAATGCATCACGATCAACATAAGGTGCCGTACTACATCTGCAAAAAGGATGCATGTTTGGCGCATTTGTTCCTGGTTCCATTTCATCAACATCAAATACTTTCCCATTTAACGGTAAGCACAAACGGCAAGCTGAAGGCTCAGAAATGAATGTGTACTTAGTAATATCAGCATCCCGATAACTGCGCTCTTGGATGCCAATCTGCACTCTAGTCGTTTCTGTAACCATCAAACGCTCAGCATTGAATCGAGTGTTCTCTCTACCTTTCTCAGTAAGGAATCTCGTTAATTCAGATGCCAACTGTTTAGGGTTTCTACCCATCGTCACACTTCGAACAAGCAACTTATCCAAATCTGCTTTCAGCTCTGCTTGGTACATCCAAAGCCTTTCACTAAACGTTGCAAATCCATCTGCTCTAAACGAGCTGTTTATCACTTGCTCCACTAATTTGGCATAGCCGCTTTTAGCGATTGTCATTTCTAAGATGCCTGCTTGACGTTGCAATTCTTTCAAGCCGGCACTGGTAAGCTCTCCTGAAAAATACTTGTCCATGTCGTTAAACGTAGCTATCAGCTCAAGCCCGATATTTGCTTTCAATAACTCCAAGCGATTGACACGCATCGTTAGGTTGTATAGCTTCAATTCCTTGTTTGCTGTAGGTGAGAAGTCTTTCTCTTTAACATACTTCTTAGCCTTGCGAGCAAATGCTTTTACATCCATTTCACTTGCACGCTTCATTGCTTCGCTACGAGTGATTTTCTGTCCGTTGGAAAAACTATCCCACTGTGCGTCTATCTCTTTCTGTATCGCATCCTGTGCGTATTGCAGACGCTTCTTGATCTCGTTCATGCGTTTCTTATCATCTTTAATCTGTTGCTCTTGCCAAGCTTTCTCGCGCTCTATGAAGTAATCTTGTGATTTCACTTAATCACTCCTTACACCAATGCCATAGTTCCTTGATAGTCAGGTTATCGTCAGGCATTTCGTATCTGAATACTTGATAAGGGGTGGGTATCATCAGCCACTTGACTACAATCAGATACCATAAGAATCGGGGCTTTGTTTTTTCTAAATGCACACTAACTACCTCCTACCAAGAAAATCTGACTAACTCAATTTTTGCATCAATCGTATGCTCATCCTCGTAATCCTCAACAGTAAAGCCGCCATCTTGAAACTCTTTGCGGATATCATCTGTAATGACGTCTTTGCCATAAAAAACTTCGTTGCGGCCTTTTTTCATTTCTTCAGCAATAGCATCTTTGATTTTTTCGCTATCCTTCTTTTGATACTCGTTCATCATTTGTTCTTTGAGATTCACTTTTGGAAACCTCCTTAGGTCTTGCGTATTTTCCTAATGCAAAAAGATATACTGATATGTTAGATAAAAGAAGAATAACAGCCATCTCGATTCCAAATGCATAATAAAAGAAAACGGCAAATGCAAAATTCATAAGTTTGAAAACTCTAATTTCATCGTCATAACTCATCTTCTTTATTTTCTTTTTCATCTTCTTAAACCTCCGCATCGGTTTCTTCGTCACTGTCAAACACGCCTTTATCTGTTGGCGATTCGGCATTTACACGTTTTAGCTCTGCATTTACATCTGGAACGAATGAAGCAAGTCCGAGGATAGTCTCTTGGCTCAACTCTGCTCCTGCGTCAACAAGCGCTTTAAGCTCTTCTAGAATCGCTTTAGGTAGATTAGGTGTAAATGTAATACGCATACCTTTCAGGTCAGAGTTTTCCAATTCTGCGATGCTTGATTTAAGGTTAAATAAAAGACGATAGCGTCGCATCAGGCCTTTCTTAAATAGCCGTTGCTTCACTGCCGTCATCTGTTCGAATCCGAATAGTTTATATTTCATCGCTTCCCCAGATTGCACACCTGAGAAGTTGTCATCTGTTAGATCAGGGACCATCGAAATCTCGTGGATATCTTTCCTCACACGATCTTTATAAGCTTCTACGCCATTTACATCATATTGCTTATAAATATAGCCAGCTGTCACAGATGTTTTATTGCCGTTGATATCTGTGCCAGATTCAAGGAGCAACATGTTTGCATCCTTTTGCTTGGCTGCATCGTCAGCTGTTAAACCAGACGCTTGAATGTCTCCGCTGATCACTAGAAGTGCATCGTTTAAGTCTGTCATGTAGTTTGCTGTATCAGACTGACCTGCATCATACAAATCCATTAGCGAGAGAGTATCTTCGTATAAACCCATTCTGAAACGATTTGGCGAGTACTCAGTAATAGGAACTTCTTTCAATTCGTGAGGTTCCTCTTCTAGGTTTTCAAGTGAGATAGAGTGCAGAGCCGTTTCTTTGAAATAAATAGTTTTATCCGATGTGTAAATAATCGGCTGAATGAATTGCTTGTCGGCGTTTTTTGAGAATCTTGTTTTAGGATATCTCACCGCCAGTATAGGCTCGCGTTTAACAGTTGTGTCATAGACAACAAATGTCTCAAACACATTTGCTAAATCTACATAGTCGATGTCGTCCTTGTCTCGGTAACTGATTTCATAAGCTCTGCCATATTTATCCATGTCTAACCAAAGCTCGCCATTCAAACCATCAACATCGTTATTCGTGTTGAATTCATCAATTTGCTTTTGCTGGTCGGCACTATCGATTTGAACCTTAATCGGATTGCCTGTGTTGTAACCTACATCAAACGTACATAATACCTTGCCGAAGTTGTGGGCAGAGCGATGATCCGCTTTTTCCTTTTCCTTACGTCTTCGGTTTTTCATGATGTTGGTGTTTCTTGCTTTGTAATAATCATCTAATACTTCAAGTCTTGGGACTTGGTATTGATGGTGATGTTGGATCATTCCTGCTAAGGTGTCCAAATCAGCAAGCAAGTCTTCAG